GCTGGCCGAGGCTGCCGACGACGAAGGCCGCATCTCTGCCGAGGCGCGCGAGAAATGCCGCCTCAACAGCCTCGCCCGCTGCGTGCTGGGCTGGGAGATCGAGGAAGACGGCCAGCCGGTGCCATTCACCCATGCCAACGTCCTGCGCCTTCTGCGGGCCTCTGCGTGGGTGCATCAGCAGATCGACGGCATGGCGGGCAACCGCGCTGCATTCATGGGGGCCGAATGATGGACCGGATCGAAAGCAAGGCCGCATTTAGCGTCGATGAAGAGGGCCGGATCGAAGGCTTGGCCTCGGTCTTCGGCACAACCGATCGCGGCGGCGACATCGTCCACAAGGGCGCTTTCGCTGGTGCGAAGTTCCCCATCCCGATGCTGGCCGGGCACAATCAGGCCGAGACGGTCGGCGTCTGGGAGGAAGGCATCGAGACGCCCGAGGGCCTGCGCGTCAAGGGGCGGCTCACCCTCTCGGTGCAGCGCGCCCGTGAGATCCGCGACCTGATCCTCGCCAAGGCGCTGCAGGGCCTTTCGATTGGGTATGTGGCAACCCGCAAGAGTGCGCGGCGCGGTGGCGGCCGCGATCTTCATGCCGTCGATCTACTCGAAATCAGCGTGGTGGCGGTGCCGATGCATCCCGGCGCGCGCATCACGTCAGCAAAGGAAATGACCATGACGGAAAAACCCGAAGACAAGGACGAAGGCGCCATCGCGGCGCTGGAAGCCAAGATGACCGACCTTGAAAAGAAGGCCGACAACACGGCGCTTGTGACCCGGCTCGACAAGCTGGAAGCCAAGATGAACCGCCCAGGCGGTGAGACGAAGGCCGAGCCTGCGGAAGACCGCAAGGCCTTTGGCACCTATCTGCGCTTTGGCCCCGCTGCCCCTGCCGAGGAAATCAAGGCCCTGACTGTGGCAAGCGATCCGCAGGGCGGCTATCTGGCCCCGGCTGAAATGTCTGCCGAGTTCATCCGCGATCTGGTCGAGCTGTCGCCCGTTCGCAGCGTGGCAAGCGTGCGCACCACGACCGCAGGTTCGGTGATCTATCCGACCCGCACCGGCATCACGAATGCCCGGTGGCGCGGTGAGACGCAGGCGGCGGAAGCCTCGGAACCGACCTTCGGGCAAGCCGAAGTGGAAGTGAACGAGCTGGCGACTTTCACCGACATCAGCAACACGCTTCTGGCCGATGCCTCGCAGGCCGAGGCCGAGGTGCGCCTGTCCCTGACCGAAGACTTTGCCCAGAAGGAAGGCCTCGCCTTTGTGTCTGGCTCTGGCGTCGGGCAGCCCGAGGGCGTGATGACCCATGCCGGCATCGCCCATACCGTGAGCGGACATGCCACGCAGGTGACTGCCGATGCGCTGATCCGGCTGATGTATGCGCAGCCCGCGACCTACCGCAACGCAGGCGTCTGGGCCATGAACGGCGCCACGCTGGCCGCGCTGCGCCTTCTGAAAGACGGCCAGAACAACTTCCTCTGGCAGCCGTCCTATCAGGCAGGCCAGCCGGAAACCATTCTGGGGCGCCCGGTGATCGAGCTTCCCGACATGGACGATGTGGCAGCGGGCACTGAACCGATCATCTTCGGCGACTTCTCGGGTTACCGGATCGTCGATCGGCTGGCCCTGTCGGTTCTGGTCAACCCGTATCTGCGGGCGACCGAGGGCATCACCCGCATTCACGCCACCCGCCGCACCGGCGCCCGCGTGATCCAGGCTGCCAAGTTCCGCAAACTTCGTATCGCAGCGGCGTAAGGGAGAAAACCAGATGCGCGACTTCTTCAGCAACATCGGCGCCGATCTGGCCCTTGCCCCTGCGGTTCAGACTGCAGACGCGCAAGGCCCGGCGATCCATGTCAAGGGCATCAAGGCGCTGGCCTTCGTGGTCAACACCGGCGCCATTGCCGGATCCGGCGTCTTCGGCGTGACCATCCAGGAGAGCGAAGACGGCTCGACCGGCTGGACGAATGCGGCTGCGGCTGTGATCGACACCGACGCCCCGGCGACCCTCGCGGCGGCTTCATCCTATCGCTTGGGCTATCGCGGCTTTGCGCCTTATGTGCGCCTGTCGCTGACCCGGACGAGCGGCACCAGCATCGCGGCTGGCGCGGTGGCTGTTTCGCTGCCGCTTGATCGCCCGGCCAGCTGATGCCGGTGCGGGCGCCTCACCTTTGCGCTTGCGGTCATCGGGTGCCTTCGGGTGCCCGGTGCCCCTGCGCGGTGAAGCGCGATGCGGACCGCAAGGCCCGCTTTGACAAGACCCGCCCGAACAGCAGCCAGCGCGGCTATTCCAGCGCTTGGGAGAAGGCCCGCAAGGCCTTCCTCGCCCGGCATCCCTACTGCGCCCGCTGTGGCGCGCTGGCGAATGTCGTGGACCACATGACCCCGCATCGCGGCGATCAGGCCATCTTCTGGGACAAGACCCGGTGGCAGCCGCTTTGCACCCCCTGCCATTCCGGCGCGAAGCAACGCGAAGAGCGCCGCATCATCCGTGAGGATCAACCATGACCATCTACGCATCCAACGGCGCGAAGCTCTATATCGGCGGGCCTCTCGCGTCCAAATCGACCGACTTCGTTCTTGCCGACTATGCCGCCCAGACTTCCCTCTGGACCGAGATTGGCGAGACCGAGGGCCTTGGCTCTCTGGGCGACACCAGCGCCGAAATCACCTTTCAGGGCATCTCGGCCAACCGTGATCGGCGCCTCAAGGGCACCCGCAACGCGGGCACCATGGAGATCGTCTGCGGCCTTGACTATGCCGACGCGGGCCAAGCAGACCTGATCGTGGCTGAAAAGGCCCGTGGCGAATACGCTTTCAAGCTGGTGCTGAACGATGCGCCCGCCGGTGGCACGCCTTCGGAACGCTACTTCGTGGCCTCGGTGGCTTCGGCGGTCGAAGCGCTGGACGCGGCCAACAACATCGCGAAGCTGCAGGTCACTTTGTGGGTGAACAGCAACATCGTGAAAGTGGACGCGGCGGCATAAGGCGATGCTTTACCCGACCGCAGGCAGCCGCATCTACATCGCAGACAGCCCCGCCGCGCCCGGCAGCGTGTCGGGTGGGGCGTGGGTGGAGATCGGCGAGGCCGAGGCGATTGGCTCTGTCGGCGGGCAATGGACGCTTGCAGACACGACGCATGTCGAGTCGGAGCTGGCCGAGAGCATGAAGGGCATTCAGACGCCCGGCGTGGTGCAACTGGTCTTCGGCCTCGACCCGACCGATCCGGGCCAAGTGCTTCTGCGCACGGCCTTCCGGTCGATCGATGACTTCGCCTTCCGCGTCGTGCTTCCGGGCGGGACGATCAGCCGCCAATGGCGCGCGCTGGTCGTGTCGCTGTCCGAGGTCTTCGACAGCGCGAACGCGATCATCAAGTTGCAGGCCGATCTGCAGATGACTTCCGAAACATGGCGCAGCGAGGACTGACACATGGCAATCGTCGACATCTTCGACCTGATGGCGCAAGTCGCCATGACCTCCGACGCCCCTGGCGACGATCAGACCCTTCTGGTCGGGAAGATCGATGCGGCTCAAAACCATATCGAGCGGCTTCTGGGCTTCAAGATCGAGGAAGAGTTCGGGGGCGCTGGACAGGATCCGGTGCCGCCTGCGCTGTGCGAGGCTGTCATGCAGCTTGCCGCGTGGTGGTTTGAAAACCGGGAAGCGGGCGGCGATGCCTCGCGCCCCATGCCTTTTGGCGTGGACGAGATCGTGGCCGAATACCGGGAGTATACCTTTTGAGCGCGGACGGTGGCCTTGCCAGCTTTCAACGCAGGATGCGCGCCATCCCCAAGGCCGCACGCAAGGCGGTCGAGCCTGCGCTGGTGAAGGCTGCCGACGATATCGCGGACATCATGCGCAAGCTCGCGCCCGATGATCCGAAGACCGGGGCGCCGGATCTGAAAACCAGCATCGTGGTGACAGGACCGGGGGAAACAACCCCGCCTTACTCGCAGCCGGGTGGCGCGACCGTGGTGCCCGAGAATGCGGCGGCAATCACCGCAGGCAATCCCAAGGTCCGATACGCGCACCTGCAGGAATACGGAACAACGCGCCATGATCCGCAGCCGTTTTTCTGGCCGGGCTTCCGCCTCGGTCGAAAGAAGGCGCTGGCGAAGATCAAGCGCACCGTCGGCAAGGCCATCAAGGAGGCGAAATGACTGCCGATCTGGAAGTGCAGAAGGCCCTGCGCGCGCGACTGGTGGGCACGCCTGCCGTGGTCGCGCTGGTGCCTGCTACATCCATCCTCGACGTGAACCAGCGCCCTGCGCCGATGCCGTCGATCATCCTGGGCGACAGCCAGGCCATAGACGAGGGCACCAGCTTTCGCCGGGCGCATGTGCGCGTGACCCATACCCTGCACCTCTGGAAGCGTGAGAAGTCGCTGGAAGGCGTCAAGGCTATGGCCGGTGCGGTGCGTGGGGCGATCCATGGCGGGCGTCTTGCCCTTCCTGCGCCCCTGCATTGTGCCGATGTGCGCGTCGTCTCTCAGCGCTTCCTGCGCGATCCTGACGGGGAAGCATCGCACGGCGTGGTGACAGTCGAGGTTCTTGTCTCGGGGGATGCGCCATGAAGTCGGGCAAGTTGCGCGAGGCCATCGCGATCCAGAGGGCCACCACCACGATCAACGACGCGGGCACCCCTGCCGATACCTGGAGCATCATTGCCCGGCTCAGGGCCGAGAAGGTGGAGCAATCGACGGCAGAGGCGATCCGCGCCTTCGGGGCATCGGACGAGGAGCTTGTGATCTTCCGCGCCCGGTTCTTTGAGGGCGTGACCAATGCTGACCGGGTGCTGTGGAACGGCCAGACCTTCAACATCAAACAGATTGCGCCCCTCGGCCAACGTGCCGGGCTGGAGCTGCGCTGCGTGAGGCAACCATGAAGGGGACGAAGCCGCAACTCAGGGCCGACCGTGAGGGCGTGGCGCATATCATCGCGGCGCCCGGCTGGCTGTCGGAGGAAGCGCGCAAGGAATGGGACCGGGTGCTTCCGATCCTGACCGAGCGGCGCATCCTGACGGTGGCCGATCTGGGCGGGCTGGAGAATTACTGCATCTGCATCGGTCGGGTGCGAGATACCGAGATCATCATCCAGGGCGAACAAGACACCGAGATGATGCTCAAGCTAATCCGGGCGCAGGACAAGGCCATGGCTTCGGCCCGGCTTCTGGCTGCCGAGCTTGGCTTGACCCCTGTCAGCCGATCGCGCCCGTCGATCCGCGAAGACGAGAACGGAGGCGAGGATGACCCGCTCGCCTTCTGACACCTATCCCGCATGGATCTATGACGGCTCAGAAATCCCCGACCCGCTGGGCTTCGGGGAGCGTGCCGTCGCGTGGCTGCGGATGCTCAAGCACCCCAAGAGCGGCAAGCCTTTCCAGCTTGACCCGTGGCAAGAGCGGATCGTGCGGCGCATCTATGGCCCGAGGCATGAAGACGGATCGCGGATCGTCAAGACCGTGGTCATTCTGGTGCCACGCGGCAACCGCAAGACCAGCCTCGCGGCGGCTCTGGAAGCCCTGCATACCATCGGCCCCGAGCGTGTGCCCGGTGGCGAGGTCATCAGCGCGGCCAGCGACCGCAAGCAAGCCCGCATTGCCTATGAGGAACTGCGCGGCCTTCTGACGGCGCACCCGAGGATTGCCCCGCATATCCGCACCCTCGATTATCGCAACCGCATCGTCTATCCCAAGGACCGCAGTTTTTGCGAAGCCATCAGCGCGGACGCAGGCACCCAGCATGGGCGCACCCCGGTCTTCGTTCTGGCCGACGAATTGCACGCATGGAAAAAGCGCGACCTCTGGGACGTGCTGAGATCCGGCCTTGTGAAGACGCGCGGCAGCCTTCTCGTGGTTGCGACCACGGCAGGCCGGGGGCAAGAGAATATCGCATGGGACATCGTGAACGACGCCCGCCGCGTGGCGCGTGGCGAGATCGACGACCCGTCAATCTTGCCGGTGCTGTTTGAAGCGCAGGCGGATGACGACTGGCAGGACGAAGAACTCTGGTTCAAGGTCAACCCCGGCCTGCGCCATGGATATCCCGACATAGAAGGGCTGCGGCAGCTGGCCCGTGAAGGTTCCCGGCGCATCGGCGATCGTGAAGCCTTCCGGCAGCTGAACCTGAACATCTGGCTCGATCACGCGACCGATCCCTTCGTGGAAATGTCGATCTATGACGAGGGCGCGGGCGCGGTCGATCTGGAGGATCTGGAAGCCTCGCAGGCCGAATGCTGGCTTGCGGTGGACCTTTCCAGCAACAGCGACTTGACGGTGATCGTGGCGTGCTGGCGCGACGGCGCAGACGGGTTTCAGGTCTGGCCGTGGTTCTTCTGCCCCGAGGATAACCTGCGCGCCCGCGAAGACCTGGCGCAGGTGCCCTATACCGTCTGGGCCGAGGCAGGCCAGATCACCGCGACCGAGGGGAACGTGGTGGACTTCCGTGCGGTGGAGGACCAGGTGCGCGAGCTGTGCGCCCGGTTCAATGTGCAGGAAATCGCCTTCGACCCGCACCTTGCCCGCAACACGTTGAACAACTTACTGGAAGACGGCTTCCCGGCTGTCGAGATGCGGCAAGGCTGGGTGACTATGGCGCCTGCGGTCAAGGAGCTGGAGCGCGCCATCATCGGGCGGAACTTCCGCCATGGGGGCCACCCGGTCCTGCGCTGGAACTTCGGCAACATCGAAGTGAAGA